AACCGCGCCGGCGCTGTGTCCGCGGCGACCAAGGTCAAGATCCTGCACCCCGAGTGGGACGACACGGCCGTGCAAGCCGAGGCCGCCGCGATCCTCTCCGAGACCGGAGCCGCCGCACCGGACCCCGTCGGCAACTTCCCGATGTGACCGAAACCGCCGCCAAGTGCCAAGCCGCATCGCCTTACTCTCGCGAATCCGACCCATCACCTACATCAGGTCCCGACTCCTCGCGCGAAGCGGCTTCGTCAGGCGAGTTGGCGGCTTCGCCGAAAGTCCTGGGTCCCGGCAAGCTGTTCGGGTCATTAACCCCGAAAGCTGTTCGGATTTTGGCACTTACTCCGGCAGCCGTAGCGTTTCCTGCCTCGGCAACTACGGGAGTGAGGAACTTGACAAGGAAAAGGCCCCCAATGTAGGCCCCAACTAGCGCCGGAGTACTACCAGTGCCCCATGTAACTCCCAGGCCTATTGCCGAGGCTTGTTCGGCAACGATCCTCAGCGGCGACCATTCGGAGGGCGGAGAATTGAAATGCGGCACCAAGGCCTCTGAGCTCCGTAGAAGCTGCGGCAGATACTCACGCAGGTCCTCATCACGCTCGACAGATGCCGTCAGTTCAGTGAACGTCTCGAATGCCTGACTCGAACTTCCATAGAATTCAATACGGTCAGGATCCACCGGCCAGTATTGCCGTTCGGTATAGTCCTGCACCCGCATACGCTGAACCTTGAATGCTTCAAGATCCGTTAGCCGCGCATCACTCCCAATTATTTCCAATACACCTACGCGCCGATTGCCTGGAAGCTCAACATCGACGCGCAAGGTGACAGTTCTGCGGTGAATCAGTCCCGGCGGAGGCCAGGGAGTTGAGTCGGGCTTCCCTAGTTGATTCCACATGCGCATCCCCCCGACATTTTGGTGCGCAGTGACGTTCTGGTGAAGCGACCCGCCCGGCCGACGGCCCCTGTCATGCCCCATGCTGTACCCCCTCCGCTGCCAGCAGCGTAGAGGCTGCGGCCAGCGGTCACTACGTGCTCGCACTTGTGAGGGGGAGGGGTCAGCGTGCCGATCCATCCGGGCATGGTCGAGGACCTCGCCGCACGCACCCGCGACCTGTACGCGCAGACCGAGGAACGCCTACTCGGCATCATCGCCCGACAGTTGGCCGACGGCCTCGACGCCCCAGGGTGGGTCGAGCGGAAACTCGCCGCCGTGCAGCGGGTACGCCGCGCGTCCGGGGCCGTCGTCGACGAGCTCGGCAAGGCCACGTCGTTGGAAGTGTTCGACGCCGTGGCCGAGGCGTACAACACCGGGCACCGCGCCGCCGTCGCCGAGCTCGGCGCCCTCGACCCCCACGGAGTGCGCCACCTCGACGACGTGTTGCCGAACGCGCAGGCAGTCGACCGCCTCGCCGCCGAAACCGTCGACCTACTCACCGAGCGGCACCGCAGCATTCTGCGCGCCGTCGACGACGGATACCGCGCCATCGTCGCCGAGGTGACCGCCACGCCCCTACTCGGCACCGGCACCCGCCGCCAGGCCACCCAAGACGCCATGACGCGTTTCGCGGACCGCGGCATCAGCAGTTTCACGGACCGCGCCGGCCGCCGTTGGCAGCTCACCTCTTACGCGGAAATGGCCGTCCGTACGTCCGTGGGGCGTGCGGCGACCGAGGCGCACATGCGCACCCTCGGAGACGCGGGCGTAGACCTGGTGATCGTGTCCAACGCCCCGCGCGAGTGCCCGCTCTGCCGCCCATGGGAAGGCAAGATCCTCTCGATTGGCGGGGGCGGGGCGCGCACGGTCGAGGTCGAGCACGCCATCGACGACGGCCGCATGATCCGCGTGGACGTCGCCGGAAGCCTCGACGAGGCCCGCCGCTCAGGGTTGCAGCACCCCAACTGTCGGCACTCCGTGTCCGCATACACGCCCGGTATCACTCGCGCCGACCAGGCCGAGCCGGACCCGGAAGGGTACGAGGCAGGACAGCGGCAACGCGCCATCGAGCGGAACATCCGCAAGCACAAGAACCGCGCCGCCGCAGCCGTCACCCCCGAAGCCAAGCAGGCCGCGAACGCCAAGGTGCGCCAGTGGCAAGGCGCCATGCGCGACCACCTGAACGCGCACCCCGACTTGCGCCGCAACCCCAAGCGCGAGCAGCCCGGAGCATCGAACCTTCCCGCACCGTCCCGCACGATCCCCGACGAGGCGCAGCAGGCCGCACGCATCCGTTCCGGCGACCACCTCACCCCGAGCGAGATGACCGACGACCAGCTCAGCGCCGCGATGCGGCACGGCGAGTTGACCGAACGCGACCGCGCCCGCATCGAGACCGAGGCGGACCGCCGCGACCGACAGGCCCTGTTGGACCGCGCCGCCCCGGGCGGACGGCTCACAGACGACCTGCTCGGCCTGTCGGACGACGAGCTCGGCCGCGTGTTCGGCGACCTCGACGACCGCGACGCACTGCGCGTCATGTCCGAGCTGGACCGCCGCGACCGCGCCGGACAGCTCCCCGGCGTACGCCGCGACCTTGTGGGCCTCTCGGACGACGAGCTCGCCAGCCGCTACCGCAACGCACCCAACGACCATGCAGGACTCGCCGAGGAGGCCGCACGCCGCGACCTGCTCGCCGAGCACTTCCCCGGCGGTGAGCTCGGCGCCGACCTCACCCAGACGTCAGACGACGCGCTCGGGTGGTGCATGCAGTACGCCGACAGCGGCGAAATCCTCCGCATCGCCGACGAGATGGACCGCCGCGACGCCGTGGCCATGCCCGCGCCCGCGGCGACCGGTGACGCCGTCCTCGACCTGCTCGCCGACCGGAACGCCCTCGCCGAGGCGATGGACCCCGCCCCCGATCCGGACGGGTGGGGCGCCCTCGCCGACGATGCCGCATTCGCCACCCAGTTGGCCGAGGCGGTCGCCCGCCAGTCCGCCCGCGATGCCGCCATGGCCGAGGGCGCAGCGCCCGTGATCACCCGCGCCGCCGCCCGCGCCATGTACGACGAATACGTGTACCGGCAGTACCTCCAGGCCGAGGACGACCTACGGGGCGTGCTGCTCAACAAGAGGGCCGAGGTCGCGGGCAGGGCGCCTATCACCCTGTTCAGCGGTCCCGCGCGTATCGCCCATGCGCACGCGTCGGACGAGTTGAAGGAGTGGTGGGCCGAACACGGCCGGTTGACTCAGGCCGAGTTCATCGAGAAAGCCACCGGCCAAGAGCAGCGTTGGGCAGCCGGGGCCCGCAAGAATGAATCGGACCACCAGAACCGACGCTGAGACACGGGGGCAACGACATGGGTACACGGCAGGACATCGCGCAAGCGATCCAGCAAGGGCAGGAAGCCGGCAGGACCGGCGAGCCGCCCACCGTGTGCCCGTACGGCGCCGCCGACATCCTGCGCACCGCGTGGATACGCGGGTACGCGCAGACCGCGCCGTCCCCGACACAGGGCGACGACGCGTAGCACCCGTTCCACCACACACCGAAGGGCCCGCCAGGTGCGGGCCCTTTTCCGTGTGCCCGTTTCCGGCCCGCCAGGTGCGGACCGGCCGAGTCTCCCCAGGAGGGCGACACCATGAGCGACACCGCTACCCCCGCCGCCGGAACCGGCACGGAAGGCGCCCCCGCCGGCGCCCCCGCCACGCCGGCCGCACCGGCGACCCCCGCCGCACCGGCCACGCCCGCAACCCCCGCAGCCCCCGCCGCCCCCGCGACGCCGGCCGCGCCGCAGGGCGAGGACACCGCCGCACAGATCGCGCGACTTACCTCCGAGCTCGCCGCCGCGCGCGCCGAGGCCGGTAAGACCCGCGTGACCGCCAAGCAGACGGCCGCCGACCAAGCCCGCGCCGACCTCGCCAAGCAGGTCATGAGCCTGCTCGACCCGAACGCGGCACAGGAACAGGCCACCCCCGAGCAGCTCGTCGAGCGGCTCACCGAGCAGCAGGCCCGCGCCCGCAACGCCGAAATGCGCCTCGCCGTATTCGGCGCCGCCGCCGCGGCCGGCGCCGACCCGCAGGCCCTCAACGACTCGGTCACTTTCCGCGACTCCCTCGCCAACATCGACCCGACCGACACCGCCGCCGTCACGGCCGCCATCACGGCCGCCGTCGCCGCGAACCCGCGCCTTGCCGCACAGCTCCCCACCGGGCCCGCCCGGGGCGGAGTCGAGTTCGGGGGCACCCCCGGCGGCGAGGTCACCCGCGAGCAGTTCGCCGCCATGGACTACCGCGCGCGCACCGCGCTGTACCAGTCCGACCCCGACACGTACCGGCGCCTCGCCGGATAAGCCCGGCGCCCGCCGGGCCCCATCAAAGCCCGGCACCGCGCCGGCAGATAAGGAGCAGGCATCATGCCTCAGACCACCGCAGCCCAGATGATCGTTCCCGAGGTGTGGGGCGACATGGCGCAGGCCGCCTTCACCGGACAGGTCCGCGTTGCCGGATCGTCCGCCGTCGTCGAGGACAACACCCTCGAAGGCGCGCCCGGCAGCACCGTGCACTTCCCGAAGTGGGGCGCCCTCGCCGACCTCGACGACCTCACCGAGGGCACGCCGATGACCACGGCGCAGATGGCTACCTCGAACAGCACGGCCACCATCAAGGAGGCCGGTAAGGCCGTCGAGATCACCGAC